CCGTTTCCCGATTCGCGTCATCAGCGCGTTTCCTACTCTGAACAGTGGCAACCCACTGCCTTGTCGAAAATCATGTGCTGAAATCCCCTTAGCTGCCGGGATCAAAGGAATGGTGAGCATCGACGCGCGTGTGGGCGTAATGGTGCCACCAGTGATTTTCCAGCTGAGAAGCCCAAACGTGTTGCGGATAGAAACCTTGCCATGGCTGACCTGTGGTTTCTGCCAGCCAGCAACCACCATTTTGGCAAACTGACCGCTGTTGGATCCTGCCAGATAATGTGAGCCTTTCCACTTATCAGCAAACTTGGTGTGGTAGGCTTTGAGATAGTCGGTGACCGCTTGGCCAGCNTCAGTCANCANATCGGCTTTTTCCAAAGCATCCAGCTTGCGCTTTAAGTTTTGGTTGACCGTAAACGCCAGTTTGACCTCAACCGCCATAGAGCTAAAAGGCGTCCCACCAGGGATGGCGATGGACCGGATTAATGGGAAACTGTTTCTGGCCGCCAAACGCGCCAATCGTCAGCGGAGGCTGACCACTAGGATCATCGCCTTGAGCGATTTCGATGTCGCCCCGGGCAACCGCTGTGAGGTCTTCCATCGCGTTTTCGTAGTCGAGTTGNCGAGCTGGGGTGATGAGCCCTGCCACCGGCAGACTGTCTAGCAGGTAGAAGCGCGTAATAGCGAAAAACGCACTGTAGAGTTCGTCAGGGATCGTTCCAGCCCCGCCGATGTAGCCGCGGAAGCGTGCGCAGGCGCCCACCCTGCCACGCACCAGGCCAATGGCCCGTTTCATGGCAGAATCGAGGCGGTCGATCTGCCCAGATTGGAGAGCAGCGCTCTCGTAGGCAGTACGCTCGGGAGCCGATAAGACTCCCAGAACATCGTCAGGAACTGGAGTAATCCAAGCCACAGTTACTACTGAGTGCTAACTTTAGGTAAACGAGAGTTTGAAGGCTAAGGCTGTACCAGTTACCCGTAATTGCTGCCACCAGATCAATTTATAGATGTCGCTGGAACGGTTCTCATCCCGGTAGCCGCGAACATTGGTGAAGCGTCCCTCCTGTTGGACGAACGTTTTCATGAACGAAGCATCCTCGGTGCTCGGATTATCGTCACTGCGAAACACGATGACATCCTTCGCGCCAGCTTCGGCGTATTTCGCACCGCCGCCGATGAACGGAGTAAGCGGAATCGAAAACAGTGAAGTCAGTAGCTCGACCGGAATGATCGCTATACCCACTTTGATACGGGCGAGCACTAAGGGATGGTTTCGGAAGATCAGCCAACTCGAGGCATCGAAATAGATTTTGTTCGGCATAATCCCGGTGGCATCGAGCATCGTCTTGATCTGGTTATCGATGGTCAAAATTGGATCTTCCGTCTGAGTGGTGATCCACACCCCTTTCGCGGCAACTGGGGTGAGCGAGCTGCGCGCCAACTGCATCACCAGACGCAGGTTGTTGTTCAAGCTGGTGTAGGTGAGGTCCGCTACCTTGCGTCGCTGAATCTGCGAAATCGTGAGTGGATTGTTCACCCTCTCCTGGTCATCAATAAACGCTTCCAGCGCATTTTCATCGGTGGTGTCTTTGACATCATCGATATCCATCGCCAGCCGTGCCGCTGGACCTCCCATTGCGCGTTTGGTGGTAACCGTCTTGAACGCATTGCCACTCTTGTAGTCGCGATAGAAGAATTGCCCTCCTCCGACCGTCACGTTGGGCGCAATGAATTGTCCCAGCTGATTTCTGGCTTCCCAGNCTCCGGCGATTGCCTTGGAGTAAGTAAGTAATTGCCAATGTTCGATAGGCATAGTGTTCTCCGGTTATTCGTTGAGGTAGACGGCCTCGACGGTTGACTGACCAAAACTGGGGTTGACGGCTATCGCGATGGCCGGATTGGTTCCCGGCTGCACATTGGTAAATGTCCCATCACCATTCGAGTACAGCAGATCGAATTGGTTGATGGTCAGTCCCACCGTGACATTGAGCTCCAACGTGGCTGCGCCCATATAAACCGGAACCACGTTGTTGAGAGTGTCCGAATCCGAGAGCGCGACGCCAATGACGCGATCCGCTGGGAGCGCGACTGGCACAACCACGCCAGCTGACGCCTTGAGCGCGGTGCCTCTGAGCACCGTCGGCACAAGCTGGCCGGTCGCTTGGTTAACCGTTGAGGAAGGTGTGGTCGGCAGCGGAAGAATCGCCGGAAACCTCACCGTAGTACCTGTGAAAGACATAGATTAGTGTTTTCTTTGTGGTTAATACTGAGTGCTAACTGTGNGAGGCGGCGAAATTTCGACTTGGGCTGCGGCGATCAACTCCGGGTTCTGCGCTTCGAGCATCACGTAGCAGTCCTCCAGCGACAGATTGGGATTTGCTGCGCGGACCGCTGCGAGTTTGACTTGCAGCTGTTCTTGGACGCTGACGCCATTGATGACCCGATGGCCCGCTGCGTCGCCAGCAGTCACTTTAAAAGTTTGGGTCAAGACCGGATCTGGCTTGATCGATTCGATGGTGGCCTTGGTCCCTTCTGGATCAGCCAGCATGGAGTTAACCCAGAAGGTCTTGATCCGCTCATTCTTGCCAGGGAGTCGGCCCTCTTTAATCGCTGCTTCAATCGCAGCTTCGGCGGCAGTTTTGCGGGTATCGGCTTCTTTCTGTTTGTACGTCTCTACTTGCGCCTCTGCCGCTTCGACCCGCTTATTTAAAGCGGTGATGGAAGCAACGAGTTGGGTGGTAGCACGCACCTCGTCAGTCGTCTCGGTCACAAGCCCGAGCGTGACGCACTGAGTAAGTATTTGGTTCATTGGATTAGTGTTGGCTTGGTGGCCGGGTTGTGGTTCGGGAGGTTCAGACGCGGCGATGCGTTTGATGTCCCGGAAAGCTGGGGAATTGGTGAGGGCACCAATGGCGCCCTTTTCTGGCAGACCGACGATTTTGCCCTCCGCCATTTTGAACGATGGGCTGAAGTAGGAGTAATCCTTGCCGCGGACCGCCTTTTCGCCAGAAGCAGTCCAATCGACTTCGAGGAAAAGTCCTTCGCCGTCGCGCCACTCGAAGCGTTTTGGAATGAACGAGGCTGGCCCNGGCTTATGATCGAAATCGCCGATCGGGCGAACGTTCTTGGTCCAGCGTTGCTCCAGATCGCGCTGGAGCGTTTCCAGAACGGACGAATCAACGCTGAGCTCGATCTCTTCAGGCGCAGGCGCGCCATTGATCATGGGCTGGATGCGGGAAGTGCCAGCCGGCACGAACATGATCAGATTGGGGATCTCGTCATCGTCGCCTATCTCAATCGGGTATCCGGTGGCGCAATCGATGATCTCGGCCGTTTGATTCTGAGGGGTCGAGGAGCCGTTTTTTTTCCCGGCAGCCGGTTTTTGCGTCGTTTTTTGGGCATCAATGCGCTTCTTCATGAGAGTTCGAGCGATGTCGAAACTCAGTGGAGGCGCACCGAAATTTCCCGATTAGTACCTTATATTCTCTAGAAAACCAATAATTCGTTACGATTCAGTGCTAACGGGACCCAATTGGGGCGTTGGTCGTGACGTTGGGAGGGTTGACCCCTTCGCCATTTTGGCCTGGCGCTGGCTCACCGTTAGCCCCTGGCTGCGTTTGATTCCCTGGCAAGGGCGATGCACCAGCCGCTGGCTGAAAGATCTCTGTATCGTCTTCCGGCTCAGGAACGCGATGCCGTTTGAAGAGCCAATCCTTTGGAACCTCCATGCCGATCTGTTTGATCAGAATCAAGTCGCGCTGCGCCATTGCCAGTTCATCGACCGGATCTTCAAGGTCAGGCACCAGTTTGGGCACTTCTTGAGGGGGATTTTCCCCGTAATTGAGCGCAATCAGGGTGCTGATCAGCTGGCTGTTGAGCATTTCAGCCGTAAAATCGGCAACCGCTCGCAACACTTCGTCTTTGACCTCTGCGTGAACATTACCCAGAGCACGCGAACCACTATCGCCTACGTCCGTGGTCAAGGTTTGGCCCAAAACGAAAATATCGCAGACCACGTTGGCCATTTCGATCAGACGCTCGGATGGACCAACGCCACCAGTGCCGCCGGCGCTCAGGAATTCCACACTGGTTCCCTCGGGTAAAGCCGCCCAGCCTGCCGCGCCCATGTTCTGCAGCATCGAACAGAGCAAATCAAAGGCTTGCTTATCGCCTTTGATGAAAGTTCCTTTCCGAAATGGAACGCCAAAGAGTTGGCTGTTGGTCATAAACCACTCCAGCCCAAACCGTTGCGCCGCCCAGAACGCAGCCAAGCAGCGCAAAGGCGCTGAAACTGACGGATGGCCGGTGTGGCCCTCGTACATGCTGATNACGAANTTNTGNGCNGGGAACGGNACCAACTNNACNTCNCCGAAATCNCCANTNGGNTTCATNAGGAGCTCGTCCGGCTCNTCCANATNGTAGGGATAGCGGTAGAATCGCGCCGGGATTCGCAGGGCGGAGCGCGGCATATACTCAAAATCGCGCGGCCCTTTTCTCACTTCCCACCTGATCTCGGCCACCGTAATCCCGGTTAAAAACGTGGTGGAAATGTCCCTGACTAGTCCATTAAAGGTGCGTTCACGCCGGACAATTTCAGGGTGAAACCCTTTGATCGCGCGTCGGACCAGATCCGCTTTCTCGTTGGCCGTATCGGTCGGTTCTTCGTCTTCTTCGCGGTCTGCTTCGACCTTGAACCCTACGCGCACGATTTTCTGAGTCAGTTCCCGCAGATTTTTTTGCAAGCGCGGCCAAGTGTCGCACATGATCGAGAAGAGCAGATCCTGGTAGTATTGGGACCCGTCCATTGCACTCGTTAAGACTCCCTCGATCTCAGTGGGAAAGAGTTTGCGCCGCAGATCCATGTAGATCCGGTCGCGAGCGTCCAAGTGGATTTCTGGCGTTGTGATGTCTTCAGCCATTTTTAGGAGCTATGATGTCCGTCAATTCCTTGATTTCTGGATCGATCGTCCCGGATTCCATGCAGTCTTCACACCACCAGATACCTTTGCCGCCTTTCTGGTTGGCACGGTGCAAGACGACCGCAGGCTTACCGCAATTCTCACATGCGAAATCTGAGAGGCTCATGGGTACTTGCTCCAGTCGATCTCTGGGAGGACTGCGCGGAGTTTGGTAAAGCCCCCCCAGAACAGGAAATTCTTGTCGGAAGTGTTTATGATGTCGTCCACATCGACCGGCCAATTCCGATGTGTGTGGGTGAACACTAGCGTCACCACGCCCCACGGTACGCCGCCATGCCTGGGATCAGGATTGATTGAAAGGTTTTTGGCTAAAGCAATTGAGCCTTCGCCAAGCACATTATCGGGTCCG